TAACTCGGGGCAAAAGGAAAAAGCTGCACGGCTCTACCGTGAAGCTCGTGCTGCTGGCAAGCTTGATCCGACCGTGGGAAGGGCAATGAGTGGTGTGCTTGGTTGAGTGAGAAGCGAATTTCGCTACAACAGAAGGTATGGGCGCAGAACTGTTGCGAAGTGGTCTCGCGGGGGTTACAGAAGCCGCCGTGCTGCCTCTTCTTCAACACGTTCTTATGCGAGAACCAGAAGTTATTCTGCCTCTCGCTCCATGCCTTCTTCTGTTCAACCGGTCTCGTCTCCTGTTCCTCGTGAAAGCAGGCCTGTCTATCAAGCGAGAAATGAATCCTCTCCACTGATTGCAGTTTTTACTTTGCTTTTAGCGCTTTTCCTTCTTTTTTTGATTGCTCTCTTCTGAGCTAATTCTTTTCCCCGCCCCCTCTCCCCCGGAGGGGGCTTTATTGTGTAAGCAGATGCTTTGATGTCATGCCTTTGAAAATGGGGAAGTCTGGGGCTACGGTTTCTTACAATATTGAAAAGCTGAGGAAGGAGGGGCGTCCGCAAAAGCAGGCGGTTGCAATTGCTCTTTCTACTGCCAAAAAGTCTCGCAAAAAGAAGGGCAAGAAGAAGTGAGAGCGAAGAATATTCCAACGAACAAATCTCTTTATGCCCGTGTCAAGGCCGAAGCCAAGCGTAAGTTCGCTGTTTTCCCGAGCGCCTATGCGAGTGGCTGGCTTGTTCGTGAATACAAGAGGCGAGGGGGAAAGTACAAAACCTCTAAAGGGGGCGGGTGATGGCTGAGCGTGGTCGGGGCGGTCTTGGTCGCTGGTTTGCCGAGGAGTGGGTTGACATCAAGACCGGGAAGCCTTGCGGGCGGAAGACTGGCGAAAAGCGTAGAAGTTATCCTGCTTGCAGGCCGTCCAAGCGTGTTTCTTCCGAGACTCCAAAAACCGCAAAAGAGCTTTCCGAAAAAGAGAAGAGAAAGTTCAAGCGCAAAAAGACAAGTTCAAAAAGAATAGACTACCGCCATAAACGAAAAAAGAGTTAGCTGTTCATGAGGCTTTGGCTAGCCTGAATTAGGCACGCTTTCGCCATGGCTGTTCCAGAGAGAGTTAAAAGCAAAATGAAAGAGCTTGGGCTTTCGGGGGTGAATAAGCCCAAGAGGACTCCTGGCCATAAAACAAAGTCTCATGTCGTAATGGCGAAGGAAGGCGATACCTACAAAGTAGTTCGCTTTGGGCAGCAAGGGGTTCAAGGTTCGCCCAGGAAAGAGGGGGAGTCAGCGAGCTATAGGGCTAGGCGCGAGTCGTTCAAGGCTCGTCATGCTAAAAATATTGCAAAGGGGAGGATGTCGGCTGCTTGGTGGGCTGATAAATATAAATGGATTTTTCTTTTATCTCTCCTGCCTCTTAATCATTTCTTTTAATTCGGTTACATGTTTTCTTAATTCTTTTGCTTTCTCCAGATGCCATATATTGTTTGTTTGAAAATATATTGTATTATGGGTATCAATCGCTTTTAGCGACTCCCTAATGAAGTCGTTCCATGGCTCCCGGTAAGCCGTGTTGTACTCTCTTTTGGGCATGGCTAGGGCCTCGGCTGTCATGGCTATTCTGATGTAGGGCACTCTACTCAGACGCACCATGAGCTACAAAACTGATCGCAATGTGATTGGAAGGCAGATCACTTCTGCCGTTGAGGAAGTGATTACGGCTCTTCGCATTGCCTATGATGCCGGCATGGCAAGTGGTAGCATCTACGTGATTCCCGCTGCTTTTACAAGGGCCAACCTTGTCGAGCTTTTTGCTGGTCTGCCTACTGTGACCGGAACCCAGACCCTCGACATCAGTGGCACTACCGGCAATGCTACGGTTACGACTGGCGAAAAAGCAGTAGCTACCGGCAAGGGTTGGACCCTGGATGTCACTGCTTGAGCTTTTGCCTGCAACTCTTTCCTCGCCCGGCTTTTGCCGGGTTTTTTGTTGCTTGCTTGATTTGGCTGCTATAGTGACGATGTAAGGCAACCTCGCTGCAGTGCTTCGAGGGCAGGCTTTCGCGGTAGTACCGCAATCTTTTCTTTGGGTCTTGAGAGAGCGCTGGCGTTTGACGCCCCTCGTCTCTGTCGGCAGTGCCGAACCTGAAAACGCTCCAACAATCCCTTTTCTTTGAGGCTAAAGCCATGCTGCTCGCTGGTGTTCCTTTTATCCCACAGCTCTTCCTGGAATACCAGCAGGAAGAGGTTCAGGACCGCAACCAATTGGTCAATTCTGGCCTGATGGTGACGAACGATGCCATCCAGGCCGAGTTCGCCAAAGGCGGCAAAACCATCGACCTCCCCTTCTTCGGCGACCTCTCGGGCGATTCCGAGATCCTGAATGACGCTGTTGGCCTGACCCCCTCGGTGCTGGCTGGCGACCTGCAGACCGGTGTTCGCAACGTGCGTGGCCGCGCCTGGAGTGCCTCCGACCTGGCTGGTGAGCTGGCTGGTTCCGACCCCATGCAGGCCATTGCTCGTCGCACTGGTCAGTATTGGGTGCGGGACATGCAGAAGACCATGATCAGCATCCTGCGCGGCATGTTTGTCTCTGGGGGTCCCCTGGCGACCAGTCACGCCGTTGGCGGTACCTCTACTGCCCTGAGCCAGTCAGCCATGGTGAGCGGTATCGCCAAGCTGGGTGACGCTGGTCAGGAACTGACGGGCATTTTGATGCGTTCCCCGGTGTATTACGCACTGATGAACCTGGATCTGATCGTTCCTGCGAGCCAGACCAGCCAGCTGGATACCCGCCTCTCCCGCGAGCGTCTTGAACTGGGTACCTATCTGGGCCGTCCCGTGTTCGTGGACGACACCCTCCCCTTCGATGCTGGTGCCGGCACTGGTGGTACCGATGTTCATCACACCTATTTCTTTGGCCCTGGTGCTTTCGCTTATGCGACTGCTCCTGCCAAGACTCCGGTGGAAACCGATCGCGACACTCTGAAGGGCGTTGACTTCCTGATCAACCGTACTCACTACCTGGTGCATCCCAACGGCATCAGCTGGACTGGCAATGCTGCCGGCAACTCGCCCAGTAACACTGAGCTTGCTACTGGCGCCAACTGGTCCAAGGTGTTTACGGACGACCGCAACATTCGCTTGACCCAGCTTCGTTGCTACGTGTGACTTCGGTTGCACTACCGCTGGGCCCCGCTGGCATTTAATATGCTGGTGGGGCTTTTTCTTACTCAATCGCAAAACAAGCCATGTCCATGATTACCTTCCGTCTTGCTCGTGAAGCGCAAGAGCGCAAAGCTCAAGAAAAGGTGCAGAGTGTTTCGCCTGTGGAGTCTCCGGCAGAAGAGGCTCCTGTTGCTGAATGCTCGATCAAGCCTCCGGCTGAATCGAAACCGGCTGAGTCAAAGCCAGTGCAGGCGAAAGCTCCTGTCACTTCTGCGGCTAAGGTGAAAGCAGCCCCTGGTGTCACTTCCTCTAAGTGATTGCGTGAATGGCCTTCGTTTCCACTCTTGGGGCGTCTAACGCCAATTCTTTCGTGAGTGTAGCGAGGGCCACTTCGCTTCTTTCTGACTTGCCGCAAAGTCCAGGTATTACTTCTTGGCTTGCTCTTGGCAATCAGCAAAAAGAGCAGACGCTTGTGGGGGCGACAATGGCAATCAACCCTCTCAAGTGGAAGGGGGCCTTGGTTGACCCTCAGCAGTCTCTTGCATGGCCTCGATACATGAAGCTCGATGGGCGAATTCTTCCGAGCGACGAGCTTCCACTTGACTTTGAAATTGCTGTCTCCTACATGGCAGCCTTTCTTACTACAACTGGGGGCTACGCAGGTATTGGGGCTGATAATGATGGGGGTGTTTTGCTGAGAGAGAACGATCAGTATGATGAAGTGAATCTCGGCAGCGGATCTCTTCAGGTCAAATATCGAGACCGAGACACGGTGCAGTCGGGCTTTGAGTTTATTCCACCGTTTGCGATGGATATTCTTTCGAAGTATATCATTGATAGTAGCTTTCATCAGTCTCATCTTACAAAAGATAGCTCTGCAAGAATTGACAAGTATTACGCTGCTGGGGCTTTTAGGGGGCGACGTGTAACTTTTGCGGGCGGTATGGTTTATCCGGTCTCTGGGGGCTGGTACAGCAATCCTCTTTGATTTCTTATGTCTCTTGCCGATCGTGTATTTGGAAAGATTCCGGGGCCGCTGATTGCTCAGTGGGGAATTTCTGGCACTTATATTAAGTCATCTCAGAATCAGCAGTATGACCCATATACCGGGATGGTGATGGGGTGTGATTCGGAGGTTCCTATCAAGCTTCTCCCGACTCAGCTCAGACCGGAAGAGGTGCAGGGGCTTTATCAGATGACAGATGTGAAGATTCTGATCCCAGCTTCGTCACTCGGAGAGTATTATCCGAGAACTACTGATTCTGTGCGATATTTGCAAGATGGGGCGCAAAGAACGGCGAAGATTGTTGGCATTATGTCCTATCGAGGGGATAATCCTATACTGCATGTAGTTGTTGGGAGGTTGAGCTGATGGCACCAAGGAGTGCTTCATCCAGGCGATCTCTGATGGGACTTGCAAAACGGGTTCAGAGAGACCTGACTCCTGTTATTTCTCGCGGGATTCGTGATGCTGCTGTTGAGATTGTGAACGGCCTTGTTGATGCAGGCCCTGGCTGGAGTGGCGAATTTTCTCGTTCCTGGTATGTGGTCGCTCCAGGGGAAACGCCTCCGAGTGGCGGCAGGGGCGGGGATGATATTTACGAGTACACTTATAGAAACTTTCAGCTCAGGAAGTTTGAAAGAGCCTTGGATCGCGGGGGGCGGTCTATCAAGTTTGAGATAATTAACACGGCTCCACATGCTGACATAGCCATTGATGCCGAAGAGGGAACCTTCTATCAGATTGGTCAACCCCTGAAACCCCAGACGGAGGGCGGTCGCCGTCCTGGTGGTCCAGACGGCCAAGAGCCTCATCTCCGTTATCAGATTGCCTACCTTGGCTACGGAGAGGAGGCCAGCTCTTCTACCACGGCTCCGCAGGACTGGTTCGAGACCTATGTGAAATCTGTCATGCAAAGCGATCTTGCTCGGGGGTTTAGGTTTTCTCAGTCGAGCAATGTGAATCTGTGATGGCTGATCAGACACTTAACGGTCTAACAGAGTATCAGCGCATCAGGGCTGCCATCGAAGCGCCTCTGCTTACCGCTTTTAATTCTCAGGTTCCGCCCGTACCAGTCTACTTCGACAACATCACAGCAGTTCCGCCCGACCCCCCGAAGGAATACGTTCGCGTTAACTTAACCTTTGGGCTGATGAATGAGTCAGGCATATCTCAAACAGTGAAAAACGCGAGAGGCGCTCTTATCGTTCGCTGTTTTGCTCCTCTTGGGGGTGGGCCTGCAAGATGCCAGGAGCTTATTGGCATTGCGGCAAAAGTCATTACTCAGCTTGGGGCGACAAAGAAGAACGTGGATCAAGTATTTGTAAGGACTGGGCCGATTACGGGGCCTGACTTTATCAGGGAAAGAGCGGAATCAATTGAGCCATCTCTTTCGTCTTATTCGCCTCATTTTATGGGCAAGATCTCTGCTGGTTGGCAGGCTATGGTGCCCTGCTCTGAGTGATCGGCTACGGCTATTCTGAATGTAACCGGGCAGTGCCCGTACTGCTGTTCTGTGTAAAGCAATCATGACTTGCGACACTACGGTGCTTACCGGCACTTCCGGGGCTTTTTACTACAAGCCCGCCAACACTGAAGCCTGTCTTCTCGCCACCGCCTTTCCCGCCACTGGGTCCAACATCACTGTTGGCGTTTTTCTCGGCTTTCGAGTGAATGATCCGATCACTCTTAGCTATCCGGTGGGCGCGACTGTTACCAACGCAATTACTGCTGGTAACTATTTCGTCAAAACCTATGACCCGACCACGGGCGTGATGACGATTAGCTCTACTGCCGGTGGCACCGCTGCAACTGCTACTGCTCAGCCTTCTGGTTTTGGAGCGGCGAAGGCGAAGATTGTTTACAATGGGTTCACTGTTGTTGGGCAAGTTCGTGATTGGAGCTTTGAAATCACTCGCTCCGAGATCGACGTGACCACTATTGGTCAGGGCACTGGGCAGTATGCACCGTTCCGCAAGTACGTCACTGGTTTTGCAGATGGCAGTGGCACCGCTACTATCTACACCACTGACGAAGAGGAGTCTATCTCCAACCGTATGATCGAGGACGTGATTCAGCGTCGTCAAACTGGTGCTGCGGTGAAGCTCTACATCGATCAGGTGTTCTCCGGCGGTACCCTCAATGATCCCCTGAGCCGCTCGATCCAGACCAAGATCGTTCTGACCTCTGCAAGCCTGAACGTCAACCCTGACGATGCCCAGTCCATCTCGATCAATTTCCGCCCCTCAGAGGCTCCTGTCTTCGATCTGGTGAAGTCCTGATCATCCTTTGCGATCACCCGGCCCCTCCTTCGGGAGGGGTTTTTCTTTGCCTGGGCGTAGCTCGCTAGATTGAGTGTGTAGCAGCTGAACGGGTATGTCTGCGGGCGCTTTTCTGATTGGCAGGGGGCCAAATGGGGCAGATAAGCCTGTTGGCGTAACCGCTAGTGGCGAGATCAAGATTGATCAATTTAGCGCTTCCCCGCTCAGGGCTCCAGCGACAACGAGTATTGCGAGCAATGCAAG